AATTTAATAGAAACGCTCTTGATCTTTATTTTTTTCAAATTCTAACATACTATTATTAAAATGCAGACCCTTATCATGCTTTTCTATACAAAAACTATCATCATTATCCATATAATCAGCAAATTTAGTTTTTCCATTTTGTTCTGCATATTCTTTTTTTATACGCCTAACAAAAGCCCACCATGTTATTTGTGTAAAATATGCAAATGGATTTGGGTTTTTATATTCAGTATCAAAATTATTAAAATATCTTAAACAATTTTCAATACCATCCCCCAACATTTCATCTTTTACCTGAGAATTATAATTCCTAAAATATCTATGATTTAACAATCGTGTACCAATTAATATAATTGCCTCACCTAATATAGGATATAATCTCAATTCTGTATCAGGATCTTTTGCTTGTTCTTCTTTATATTTACAAATTTCCGCATAGAATGTCTTATTATCGACATACATATTCGTTTTCCGTTTTCCACTCATATTATATTTCCTTATATAATCACATTAACCCAATATACCACAAATGGGATATATTGTCAAGATATTTCTTCATTTCATTGACATATGTCAATGTTTTATTAATTAATCCAATTATTTTACTTGACAGGGGTTGACAAGATTTCAACTAGTGGTATAATTCCACTGTTAATAATGAATGTTAGGGATCTATAATATATTATGTAGAAGAAAGACTTCGGCTTTGCCGTTGCCGTAGGCAGTTAATTAATGATATTTGTGTTGTGTTGATTTCTTATCAATACCATCTTTGACATTAAACATATCATTGTATTGACCCGTTAAAACACTATCAGCATCAACAACAGTAACAATATCTTTATATGATAATGTAATTATATCATCTTTCATCATTGGCATATATTCACCAATATAATAACTTCCATCATTACTTCTTCTATCAATGATTAATAACATAGGATTTTTAATGGTAATATTATAATCACTCCTGTTTACAACATTACCTATCATCAATTCCGTGTTACTCATTTTTATATATTTTATCATTTTAAATTTACCTTCATAATTTTATAATTAAATTTTTCTTTTTCATACAATTTTATTCTTTCAATAAAATGTTTAAAAATTGTATTTGTGTATTTCAAGTATTTATGTCTATCACCAAGATCAAATAATGTTATTCCATCTTTATTAACGTGTAATCGTAATCCACGCCCAATAGATTGCAGAACTTTAATTTTTGATTTATAACTTGATGCAAAAATAATATAATGTAAATTCTTACTATTGATACCCGTGGAAAATACACCATAACTTGCAACTATAACAACATCATCATATTGTTCAAATTTATCAGTATAAGCAGTTCGTAAATCGACATCAGTATCACCATCAATATAATAAACATGTTCGGAATGATTTTTTAATGATTCATACAATGCCTTACCGTGTGCTTTGTGTTGAAATAAAACCAATGTATTATTTGGCATTTTTTTAGTCAAATTAACAATAAATGCATTTCTTGGTTCATATGATTTCATGAACTTAATTTCTGCCTGATAATTCATCTTCGACACAATTTTAGAAACTTCTTCCGGATATGATAATTGAATTGCTTTAATTTTTAATTCACTTACCAAACCCTGATCCATTAATTCTTTTGTTGTAGTGGCTACAAATATTTCACCAAATAATGATATTAATGTTTCCTTATTTGCCTTAGTATCATCTAAAGTACCAGTCAATCCTAATTTATAATCAGCTTTGGTACATTTTTCCATAATACCTTTAATGGTAACAGCAGTAGCTAAATGTACTTCATCAACAATTACCATATTATATTGATGTAAAATACTTTGTTGAATTTTAGCCAAACTCTGCCATGTTGATATAGTTACAGGTTTATTGGTTGTTTTATCTTTACCTGCATAAATTTTATGAACATACTTTTCACTATCCCAACCATATTCTTCAAAATCACTTGCTAATTGTTCGACCAATTGAACAGTAGGAACAATGATTAAAGTTTTATTTCCTTTTTCAGCATTATAACGTGAAGCACAATATAAATTTAAACTTTTTCCACTTGATGTAGGTGATAAAATTAAACCACGTTTTTTTGATAACATATGTTCAACAGCACTTACTTGGTGATCATATGGTTCAAATGGTAAAGTATAATCAGGAAATGATATATCATCCCCCTTTAATTTTTCTTTAACTTCATCATCAATGATAATTTCTAAACCATCATTTTTACAATATGTTACCAGACGTTTTAATAATCCAATAGGTAATAAACGTTTATTAACATTAAATAATCTGATCTTACCATCCCATATATGATTTTTATAATCGGGCATATACCGATAATTTTTAGCATAAAATGAAAATAAATCATTAAATTCTTGTGCTATTCCATATTCACATTCAACTATTAAATGTGTGTAATTTTTCCATCTTATGTATATTGTGTATTCATCTGCCATGATATAATTTCCTTTTTCATTATATACTACTATTTATACGCTGTATTTTTGAACTTTGCGTATAAATTGATATAACTTATTGAATAATAAAGAATTTTGAAATTAAATGCACTTTAAATGACCCTTTAATAAAATTAACCACCCTACCACACCAATTAACATATTAAAACGTCATTTAAACGTCAAATAAAAGTATATTTTCGTTATATATCAATGACTTACGTCATAATAGGAATATCCTTATAAATCAATGACTTAGAAAAAGCCTTGGTATTTATTATAATTGAAATAAATTCATACAAACAATGCAAAATATTCATATTATAAAATAAATGCTTGACAGCACTTGACAACATTTCAACTAGTGTTATAATTCCACTGTTAATAATGATATGGATTGATCTACTTAGGGTATTATGTAGAGCAATAATCCTTGCCCACGGCAATTGCCAAAGGCATAAATATATAGAATAAGAATAGGAATAAAAATGAGTAATAATATAGTAGTATTATATGAAGATGTTGAATATAAAGACAATATGATTGATGTTCAAGTTGAACAATCTGATTATGATATGACCATTAAAGATGTTTACGAAAACAGAACTGATAATTTAATTACCAGTAATTTTTCTCGTAATGATTTGAGTGTTATCGAAACAATAATGAGATTTGATTTAGGTTATATATAAAATGCCAAATACAGAAGTACAAACAAATATTTTAAAGAATTATCAATTTAAATTTGATATTGATATGTTTCCAAATGTTACATATCATGTTAGAGATTGTCAATTACCAAGTGTCAGTACAGATCAACCAGTTTTCGCTACACCACATAGAGATTTAATTTTACCTGGATCTAAAATTATTTTCGATCCATTGACAATAACATTTCTGGTGGATGATGATTTGAAAAATTATAAGGAAGTTTATTATTGGTTATTAAAAATTGCCTTTGATAAAGCATCATTTAAGAGTTTAAGATCAGATGCAGTATTGCATATTCTAAATGGTGATTTAACACCAAAAACATCAATTAAATTTATTAATTGTGCTCCAAATTTATTAGGTGATTGATCCTTTGATAGTGGCTCAGAAGAACCAGAATCTCAAATGGGGATGGTTACATTGGAATATGATTATTTTATAATTGATGGGGATGATCCACTATAAGGAATTTATTATGAGATTACAAGAAATAAATGGTGAAATTAAAGTTGATTCAGAAATATCAGATGAATTTGATAATGAAGCATTAAGAATTCCATATATCTATGGAAAATGGATAAATCAACATTCTATGGAAAAAGCGTATATGATAAAATATAAACGTGAACGGGATGAAATGGTTTTATGGAAAATGGATTATTATAAGGGTATTTCAAATCCTGATTATAAAGATGGTAAAACTTCACCAATTAAATACAATACAAATGCTGAACGTGAACGGGCATTAGGTGGTGATAAAGAAGTTTTAGATATTATTGAAAAAGTTGAATTACAAAAAGTAAAAATTGATGCAATTGAACTATTTTTAAAAGCCATTAACACCAAAGGATTTCAAATAAAAAATGCTATTGATTATCTGAAATTCAAAAATGGTATGAATTAATTCATATAACATGTGCCTGTAAATGGTGCTGAGAATGTTAATATAATATTGTCGGCATCAACATATAATATATCCCCCTCCACGTTAGTCCCGCCTGTATCAATTACATCAACAGAAGGAAATTTTCCCATATTGTGATTGACATTCCAAATTGCACTTGCCACACCCTGAATATAGACTTCATGTTTATCACCAGCACCACTAGAACCTGCGAAAACTTCCCACACGTCATTGATTAACTGATATGTGATACCATCACCACAGACAAACACCAACATACCCTCTTTTCGTCTAAGAGAAGGTATTAAGTTTCGTTCAGCAATTGTTTCAACTGTTCTATGACCACCCTTATTATAGGTATCTTCCGTAACCGCATATGTATCCTGATCATCAGATGGAGCAATAATACCCGATAATGTAACTGTTCCTGGGATTTTACTCATGATAATTGTATCCTTATAGCACCATTAATAAAATTGGTTGTTCTGTGAATATAATAATCCGCACTTATACCATCCCCATTAGTAATGTTTAAAATTTCAGCAGGTTCCATTGCCATTCCGAATCCGGTATCAACATCAACTGCTTTGTTATATAATCCAAATGCTTCCGGATAACAAATATACTTATATCCACCACCAGCATCAAAATTGTATATTCCGGAATATGATGTTACCAAACTTCTATCTGATAATCCCAAAACATCACTTTCATCTAATGATAATTCATTATTATTTCCAAAATAATTAGACCACCTCCATCTTACAGAATATGTTCTTGTCAGTATTTCTTCTTTGGTATTTGTTGATTCAATTAACCATGATTGAGTTTGTGGTGAAGTCTTAATAATATCCGAACCAATATTTACATCATGTGTTCCATCGTTTTCACCATTGGTATAAATTGGGGATGAATTTTGTAATATTCTAATTGTATTCGTTTTTATATTGGCATTATTTGATGTTGACCAATTAAAAGTTCTTATGCCACCAATAACAGCAGAACCAACTTCAATTATAGTTGATTGTGATCCCATATAAAAATTTGTGAAAGCGGGATATTGATATGGGTATAATAACTTATCCCACATTGTTTGAACAGGAATATCATCAAAAGTTTCGCCAGCAGAAATACCGCCAATATCTTCGGGTACTGGTGTAAAATTCGTATAATTGACATCACCAACACCACCAGACGCATCTTCACCTTTTGGCCCAGGAATTCCTATAACCCTCGCTTCAACATTATCTGAAACCATTCCAGCTTCACCAATATTGTGCTTGGTCTTAATAGTTGTTTTAAGATTTAAATTATCTGTGATTTTTGCGGTTTTTCTTTGAGGTTGCAAAGGCATTAGATAGATTTCTCATTTTTCAAGTTTTTTCTCCGGTTATAAATAGGTGTAGGAATACCTGTATCTATTTATAAAAGATAGAAACACTTTATTATGAGATATATATATGAGAAGAATTTATTGAGAAATCTAAAAAAATGAGATTATTTTATGGGCTTTTAGTAGCGTTAGGATTAACGGTTATTACACCTTCCGCAACACGTTTTACATCAGTTTCATCCAAAGGGT